CGCGGCTGGCCAGTGTCAAGAACCCCACGGGGCTAGCGGACAAGCTGGTGGCGGCCAGGTTATGGGAATGCGTCGAGGGCGGGTTCCAGGTCCATGACTACCTGGCCTATAACCCGAGTCGGGAGCAGGTCATGAAGGACCGCGCGCACGCCGCGGAGCGCATGCGTTCGGCCCGGAGTTCGGGCGAACATCCTGCGAAGTTCAACGGAAGTTCGGTCAACCCCGGCCCCGGCCCGGCCCCGAAGGGGCCAGGGCCCGTAGTTAATCTCCCGGACCCCGCGCGCGAGCCTGGCCCTGACGGGCCGCTCGCGCTGCCCAATGGAGCACGCCAATGTCCACTCTGCCCTGAGATTTTTACGACCACGTACGACGAGCACCTGAGCACGTCGACCCGCCACAAAGTGCGCGCCGAACCTGAGGACTTTGGTCGTAGTCACTCGCCACACGACGACCAGCCGGCGGAAGGTCCAGCGCTCAATGTGGATGACGCCGTGCGGTCCGAACACGAGCGGCTCCAGGCCCTCGAGCGAGCCCGAAAGTGACCGATCGACTCGACGTCGGCGACCAGGTGCGCATGCGCCGGCGTGGTGGTGCCGTGCCGCGAATCTACGTCATCACCGGCGTCCTGAGTCAGCGCGACGCTCAGCATCGAAGGCTGTTGCGGCTCGAAGCGGCCAACGGTTCGAGTCGTACCGCGTTCGAGGACGACCTCGTGCCGGTCGTACCCCGCAGCAGCAAGACCTGACGTGCCGGCGTGAAACAACAGCGTGAAACATGGTCGGGTACACTGCCGCTCAGCGTGGCCCGGCCCTTACGCCCATGTTCACAGCCCGGCTGTCCCGAGCTGGTGATGGCTGGCCGATGCCCAGCCCACACGCCCACTCGCCCGACCGCGGCACAGCGCGGCTATGACTCGGCCTGGCAACGCCTTCGCGCTCGCTACCTCGCCGAGCACTACGTGTGCATGGTCGACGAGTGCTATGACCGCGCCAGCGACGTCGATCACGTCTACCCTCGAGCCCTGGGTGGTCCTGACAGCGAAGACAACCTGCAAGCCCTGTGCTCGACCCACCACAAACGCAAGACCGCCATCCAATCCTCGCACTGGAGTCAGTCCTCGTGACCACACCCACACCACCCGAAGAGCAGCCAGCACCCGAACGTAAGTGGCGCTACAACAGCGATGTCGCTCCCGCCCAGGTCTCGATCCCTGCTCGTGACTTGACGATCGAAGAGTTCGATGCACTCACCGAGGAACAGCAGAAGGCTATTCGTGAGTCGCCTCTGTACGAACTGGACGACGCGCCCAAGAAAGCGCCTTCCGCGTCCATTCCGCCGCCAGCACATGGGTAGGGGTCCGAAAATCTCTGGAACTCGCATCGCCTCAGACCACCCACCCGCCAGATTTCAGAGTCCAAGGGTCTGGTGCACTTGAGTGGCTGGGCGTGGGCCGGCGCCGAAGCCTGCGGCGACTCGTCACCGCCAAAGTAAGCCACCGGTTCGCCCCGCGACGTTCAACGTTGAGCCACTGAGCAGACTGCCGGGGCTCCCGAAACGGGATGATGGCAAACCGTGGCACCGGCTCACTCGAGCAATGTGGCGCGACATACAGCACTCGCCGATGGTGGCCGAATTCCTGCCATCGGACCTGCACCGGCTGTACGTGTACGCCGAGACATACGAGCGCTTCTGGCGTACGAGTGACGTCCGGTATGCAGCCGAGCTACGAAACCAGGGTCAGTACTTCGGCCTGACACCGCTCGACCGGCGGCGGCTGCAATGGGAGATCCAGAAGGTCGAGAAAGAGCAGGGGAACCCGCGGGCGGCTGAGGATCGGACCCGAGCTGAGGGTGACGTGCGGGCTGTGCTTCACGCGGTATGAGCACGCTGGTCATTCCGGACCTGGATTTAGCGTGGCCAACGCTGGGCGAGCTGATCTGCGATTGGCTCGAGCGGTACCTGGTGCATGGGCCGGGCGATCTGCGCGGCCAGCCGTATCGCCTGGACGACGAGAAGCGCGCGCTCATCTACCGCATGTATGAAATCTACGGGCCTGACCACCCGCAGGCCGGGCGGCGGCGGTTCAAGCGCTGCGCATTGAGTCTGCGGAAGGGCTCCGCGAAAACGGAGTTCGCCGCGGCGATCGCAGCCGCCGAGCTCCACCCTGAGGCGCCGGTGCGGTGCAGCGGATTCGATGCCGAAGGGCAACCCATTGGAGCCGGCGTGCGCGATCCGTATATCCCGATGTGTGCCTATACCGAGGAGCAATCCGAGGACCTGGCGTACGCCGCGCTGTACGTCATGATTGGCGAGGGTCCGCTGTGCGACGACTTCGATATCGGACTCACGCGGATTATGCGCAAGCGTGGCGACGGGAAGGCGGTACCACTGGCCACAGCGCCGGATGCCAGAGATGGCGCGCGGACCACATTCGAGCATTTCGATGAAACACACCGCTTCACGCTGCCGCGACTCCGCCAGGCACACCAGACCATGCTTGCCAATCTGCCCAAACGGCGCGCGGCCGACGCGTGGGCGCTCGAGACGACCACGGCGCCATCACCCGGCGAGGGCAGCGTGGCCGAGCACACCATGGCCTACGCGCGCCAGGTCGCGAATGGGACCATTACCGACTCGCGCTTGTTCTATTTCCACCGTCAAGCATCGGATACCCATGACCTGACCACCGATGCCGGCGTGCGTGCCGCGGTGCTCGAGGCGTCGGGACCCGTGGCCGAATGGAGTGACATTGACGCCATCGTGGAACAATGGCGCGACCCCAGCTCGGATCGGACGTACCTCGAGCGGGTGTGGCTGAATCGCGTGGTGCGAGGCGCCGAGCATGCCTTCGACAGCGAAGCCTGGCGCAAACTGGTGGATTCGCAGGTCATTGCCGACCACGAGCTCGTGGTCCTGGGCTTTGACGGCTCGCGACGCCAGGACGCCACGGCGCTCGTGGCGACACACATCGCCACGGGCGTGCAGTGGCCGCTCGGCATCTGGCAGCGGCCGTACAACGTCGAGAACTGGGAGGTGCCAGTCCACGAGGTCGATGCTGCCGTGGCCGACGCCTTCCGCCGGTTCAACGTGTGGCGCATGTACGCCGACCCGCCGTACTGGGAAACCTATCTCGCCAAGTGGGCCGGCGACTATGGCACCGAACGCGTCATCGAGTGGTGGACCAATCGCCAGAAGCCGATGGCCTACGCCGTGCGCGCGTATGCCCAGGCGATTGCCGAGGGTGAGCTCAAGCACAATGGCGACCGCTTGCTGGCCGAGCATATCGGCAACGCCGTCCGCCGACTCTTGCCGATGGTTGACGAGGATGGCAACCCCCTCTGGGTTATCCAGAAGGAACGGCCCGATTCGCCGGCCAAGATCGACGCCGCTATGGCCGCCGTGCTGGCCTGGGAAGCGCGGAACGATGCCGTGGCGAAAGGCATCGGCTCCGGGAAATCGGTCTATGAAGACCGCGGGCTCCTGGTCGTCTGATGTGGCGCGTGCTCGAGAACATGCTCGGCCGTCAATCCATTGAGCGACCGACCACGCCGCTCAGCGGGGCCGCGCTGCTGTCGGCGTTTGGCGCCATCCCGAGCGCGTCGGGGCGATACGTGAGCCCACAGAACGCGATGCAGATCGCCACGGTCTACGCATGTGTTCGAGTGATCTCGGAGACGATCGGCACGCTGCCGGTGCATGTCTACCGCCGGCTGTCGGAGGGCAGCCAGGTTGAACGCAATCACCCCGTTGCCGTGCTGCTCGATCGCGGACCGAACCCTCAGATGACGACGGTCGACCTGTTCGAGACGTTGACCGGGCACGTGTGTTTGTGGGGTAACGGGTACGCCGAGGTCAACCGCTCGCCCATTGATGGCAGTCTCCAGTCGCTGTATCCGTTACGGCCCGATCAAACGACGATCACGAGCAACTCGCGCGGCACGGTCGTGTATCAGACTACCGCGACCGACGGGACTGTCTCGCGCAGGCGCTCCGATCGCATTCTGCATATTCGCACGCTCACGCTGGACGGAGTTACCGGCTACTCGCCGGTGGCATTGGCGCGCGAGACGCTGGGCATGGCCACGGCGACCGCGGACTACGGCGCCCGATTCTTCGCCAATGACTCGCGACCCGGCGGCGTACTCCAGATGGACGGCCAGCTCTCGCCCGACGCCATTGAGCGATTACGTGCGACATGGGAGTCGGCGCACGGTGCCGTCTACGGCAACGCGCATAAGGTCGCCGTGCTCGAGAACGGGCTGACGTGGCAGGCGATCGGCATGCCGAACGATGACGCGCAATGGCTCGAAACGCGGAAATACACGCGGAGTGAGATTGCCGGATTGTTCCGTGTGCCGGCGCACTTGATCAACGACCTGGATAAAGCGACCTTCTCCAATATCGAACAATTGGGTCTGGAATTCTCGATGCATTGCATCAGGCCGTGGTGCGTACGCATCGAAGAACAACTCAACCGGACGCTGTTCATGGAGTCTGAGCGCGGCAAGTACTTTGTCAAGTTCAACCTGAACGGGCTCGAGCGTGGCGATCTGAGTAGCCGCATGTCGGCGTATGCCGTCGCTCGGCAGAACGGTCTGATGACCGCAAACGAAATCCGCGCGCTCGAGGATATGAATCCGATCGACGGCGGCGACGAGCTGCTGGTCAACGGCAACATGGTTCCGATTACAGACGTTGGTACACCCGAACCGACCCCACCGGCACCCGCCGCTCCAGTGGAGGCGCCAGCATGACCGTAGCAACTGAGCCGCGCGTATTCGACCCGAACGCCGTCCAGCATCGGGCCTTCACGCTCCAGAATCTTGAGGTCCGCGCGGGTGACGGTGGTGAGCCGCCAAAGATCCGCGGATACGCGGCGGTATTCAACGAGTGGGCCGACATTATTCCGGGCATCTTCCGCGAGCAGATTGCACCGGGCGCCTTCAAGAAAACGATCGGCGAGGCGGACATCCGCGCGCTGGTCAACCACGACCCGAACTACGTGCTCGGCCGCAATCGCGCCGGCACGCTGAGCCTGCACGAGGATAAGCACGGCCTCGCCGTCGAAATTGAGCCGCCCGAGTCCCAATGGGCGCGCGACCTCATGGTGAGTATGAAGCGCGGCGATATCTCACAGATGAGCTTCGGGTTCCGCCCAGTCAGGTGGACCGAACAGGATCACGGGCGGGACCAGCCACTCGACGTGACACTCCAAGAGGCCCGATTGTTTGACGTATCGGTTGTCACTTTCCCGGCGTACCCACAAACCGAGGCGTGGGCGCGCTCCGCGATTGCAAGTATCGAGCATTACCTCCTGTCTGCGCCGGGCACTGCCCACCCGGACGGAGGTCCGCCAGTCACTACGGATACCCGCGCCGGCATCGACCACCCGGAATCCGCAGCCGAAACAACCTGGCAGGACGAGATCGCCGAAATCCGATCATGGCAGGAGCTAGCAGACCAATGACTGATGTAAACGACGCCCGAAGGGAACGCGCCGAGCTGCGCGAGCACGTGCGCTCGGTGGCCGACGTCGCCGCTCGCGAAGAACGCCGGCTGACGGACGAGGAACGATCCGCGGTCGAACGCTCACGCGCTCGCATCGGCGTGCTGAGCGAAACGATCGAATACCAGGACTACATCCGCGAGCTCGACGAACAGTCTGCGGTCATCTCCGAGCCGTCGAGCCATGGCGCGCAGTCGGTCGCGCTCGCGACGCGGCCGGCACCCGTTACGGCGATGGCCCGTCCGTCAAGCTCGAGCTCCGGCCGCACCATGTTTCCAACCGACCCGGCCTATACACGCGCGTTCGAGACCTACATCCGTCACGGCATCGGCGCCATGAACGGCGAGGAGCGCGACGCCTTCCAACCGTATTTCGCGAGCGGCGTTGATACCCGCGCCATGGCGACCACGCCAGGGACCGCGGGCGGCGCGCTCATCCCGCAGGAGTTCTACGCCAAACTGTTCGAAGCCATGAAGGCGATCGGCGGCGTGGCGCAGTCACGCGCGACCGTGGTGCAGACTGCCTCCGGCGCACCGATGCCGATTCCACTCGTGGACGATACGGCGAATGCTGGCGCCCTGCTCGGCGAAAATACGCAGATCACGGCCCAGGATTTCACGTTCGTGACCAAGACGCTGAACAGCTACGTGTACACGTCGAAGTTGGTCCTCGTGTCGTTCCAGATGTTGCAGGATGCGTTCTTCGACATCGAGGGCTGGTTGGCGCGAGCACTTGGCACACGCGTGGCACGTGCCATCAATGCGCACTTCACCAATGGCAGTGGCGTCAGCCAGCCTGAGGGTGTGATTACCGGCGCGCAATCGTACGGCACGACGGCGACCGGCGCGGGCAACGTGATCGGCATCACCTATGACAACCTGGTGAACCTGCTCCACTCGGTCGACCCGGCGTACCGCGACAACGCCGAGTGGATGATGAACGATCAGACGCTCAAAATCATCCGCCAGCTCAAGGATGGGCAACAGCGGCCACTCTGGCAGCAGGATATGGCGCTCGGTGTACGGCCGACGATCCTGGGTTACCCGTACGTCATCAACCAGGATGTGCCAGTCATGGCGGCCAGCGCAAAGTCGCTGCTGTTCGGCGACTTTTCGTACTACCTGATCCGCCAGGTCCAGGATGTACGTGTGCTCCGGTTGGACGAGCGCTACGCCGATTACCTGCAAGCTGGATTCTTCGCATTCGTGCGGACGGACGGCTTGACGGCGAATCCAGGCGGCGCGACGCAGGCGCCGATCAAGTACTACGCGAACAGTGCGACATAAGGGAGTGCTGTAACCAATGGTCGCGAGCGTGTATGCGAGCGTGGCGCAATTGAAAGTGCAGCTCGGCGTGCCCAGCACCGACGTGCGCACCGATGAGATGCTGGAAGGCATCATCGAGGCGGTCAGTCGGCTGATCGACGCGGAATGCGGCACCCAGTTCTACGCCGCCACCGAGACGCTCTATTACACGCCGTCCCATTTCCACGAGCTGCTGATCGACGACATCCTGTCGGTCAGCAGCCTCCTGACCGATGCCAGTGGCGACGGCACCTACGAAACCACCTGGTACCCGACCGACTACGTCCTGGCGCCCTACAACGCGCAGACGAGCAGCCAGCCGCGGCCCTACTGGCGCATCGAGTGCGCGATGACCGGGCGATACGCCTTCCCCATCGGCATCCGCCGCGGGGTCAAGCTGACCGCCCTGCGCGGCTACTGCGACCTGGCCGACCTGCCCAGCGGCATCGAGGCGGTGTGTCTGCGCGAATCACTCTTCCAGGCGCAGGCCAACGTCACGCCCTACGGCATGACTGCCGGTGATGGCAGTGGCGGGGTCGCCGCGGCCACGACGGTCAGCCTGTCGAAATACAGCAAACTCATGCTCGCCGAGTTCAAGCGGGTGGCGTTCGCGTAGCCATGCCAATCAAAGTCAGTATTGAAGTTCAGGGACTCGCCAAACTCCAGCGCAAACTGCGCAAGGAGGTGCTGCTCGCGCCGCCGCTCACCGCCGCCATGACCGCGGGTCTCGCTGACGCGGCACGGATCGTTGAAACCCGAGCCCCACGGCGCACCGGCCGGCTGGCCGCCAGCATCACCCCTCGATTGCAGCAAAAGCCGGTCCCGACCTGGGCGCGCGTGTCGGTCACCGCGCGTAGTCGCAGCAAGAAGTATCCGCGCGGCTATCGGTACCCACGCTTGCTCGAGTACAGCCCGAAGTGGGGCCATCAGCGCTGGTTCCGCGGCGCCATCAAACCAGCCCAGGCGGCTCTAGCGCGCCACGTAGAAGCCGCCAAGCGCTCGATCGAACGGATCTGGGCCCAATGACTTCCCTGCGCGCCATTCGAGTCGGCCTGAAAACCCAGCTCGAAACCGTGAGCGGGCTGCGCGCGTACGACGTCTGGCCGACGACTATCAACCCGCCGGTGGCCATCGTGCGGCCGCTCAGCGGCAACTTCCACGAGACGTTCAATGGTCTGGTCACGTACCAGTTCGAGGTGACGCTGCTGCTGCAACTCGGCGACATGACCGTGGCCCAGGAACAGCTCGACACCTATATCGACACGGACGGCGACCTGAGCATTCTGAGCGCGATCGAGGCCGACACAACGCTGGGCGGTGTGGCGCACAGCACGACCGTCACCGGCTGGCGCGACGTCGGCACCATGCGCGTGGGCGCTGACGAGAACGGCCAGGGGCCAGAGTTCATGGGTTGCCGATTCGAGCTCGAGGTAATGGGCTAGTCATGCACACCGAGGCTTTGCGGTTTGCCGAGCGGGCGCTCGCCAAGGTGTCGGTCACGGGCCATGTGCTCGAAATCGGGTCGCGCGATATCAACGGCTCAGCGCGGCTATTGTTCGCCACTGCCGCGAGCTACACAGGCATCGACCTCCAGGATGGCCCTGGCGTCGACGTACAGGCCGATGGCGCCACGTACACACCGTCCCAGCCCCCACGCATCGTTGTGTGCATGGAAGTGCTTGAGCACACGCCTGTGGCCGCTACGTTGATCGAGCATGCGGCGGAGCATCTCGTACCAGGCGGGTGGCTGCTGCTCACGTGCGCCACGGACCCGCGCGCGGCGCACTCGGGCCGCGACGGTGGCAGCCTGGGCGACGGTGAGTACTACGGCAACGTGGCGCCACACGATCTGCGCGGCTGGCTCGACGCTGCCGGTTTCGAGGTCGTGCTCGAGGAAGTCCATTTCGAGCGCGGCGACCTGTACGCACTCGCCAGGAAAGCCGCGGCATGAAACTTCTCTGTGCGGCACCAGGTCCGACCCATAGCACCATCGACGTGTACCACGGCATCGTGGGCGGCCTGCGCGACATTGGCCATCAGGTCGGCGAGTTCCGAACGCACAGCCGCATCGACCACGCCAATCGCTGCTTACAGTTGCGCTGGGAGGACGCCGGCGCGCCGGTTGATCAGCAGCCGAATGCCAACAATGTGCTGTTCCACGCCTCGTCAGAAATCGTGCAGTACGCGCTCTACCACGAGGTCGACTGGGTGCTCTTCGTGTCCTGCGGTCTGGTCCACCCCGCGGTCTACACCATGCTGCGCCGCGCGGGCGTGCCCACGGCGATGATCTGCACGGAATCGCCCAACGAAGACGAGCGTCAGGCCGAGACGGCCGCGCTGATCGACGTGGTCTGGACGAACGAGCGGACGAGCCTGACGGCACTGCCGAACGCCAGCTATTTGCGGCATGCCTATGACCCGTCACGCCATTACCCGACCACGCCCGACGCCGATGTGCCGGCGCATCAGGTGGTCTTTGTCGGCACGCTGTGGCAGGAACGCATCGACCTGCTCGCCTCGATCGACTGGACGGGCATCGACCTGGGCATCTACGGCTCGGCCGACCTGTTCGATTTCGAGCGCTTCCCGAATGCAGACAACACCCGCAAGCGGGCCATCCTCGAGCCGTATCTGCACATCGGCTTCGTCGACAACGAGCGCACCACCGACCTGTATCGCGCCGCAGCCATCGGACTGAACCTGCATCGCACCTCGGTCGGCCTGGCGAGCGGGCAGCACGTCCTGGGTGCCGAGAGCATGAATCCGCGGTGCTACGAGCAGCCGGCGACTGGCGGCGCGCTGCTGATGACCGATGCCCGCAAAGAAGTCGCCGAGACGCTCGACGCGCCAACCTTCACCTGCGCGGAGGAGTTGAGCGCGCGGATGCGGTACTACCTGAATCATCACGGCGAGCGGCGCGAGCTCGTAGACCATCTCCGCCAACAGATCGCACCGCATACATTCCGAGCGCGCGCCGAGCAGATTGACTCGGATCTCCAATTACGCGAAGGGAGCGGCTAAGTGGCTACCAGGATTCACGGCAAATACACCAGGGTATTGATGAGCACGACGGCCACGGGGCCATTCACCTCACTTGGCTCAGTCAACCAAGTGACCATTACGCGCAATCCGGATCGGGTAGACACTACCTCGTTCGGCGACACGGTCAAGACGTCCGTGATGGGCTTCCCGGACGCGAGCATCCAGTTCCAGGGGTTTTATGACCTGGACGATACGGTGCTGAAGGCGGCGCGCCTGGTGAGCACCGGGGTCATGATCGGTATTTATCCGAATTATCCGACGGATGTTGCGAAGTTCTACGCCGTGCTGGCCGATGTCAGCTTCGACTTCGCGAGCAGCAGCACCGCGGCGGAGACGATCAATGGCAACGCCTATGCCCGGCAGTCGCCGATCGACAATCTGTGATCCAGACTGAACGTCGCAATGGACGTCTTTGTGATCGATTACTCCGACGGCGGTTGGTAGCAGACGTCAGGTGCGTGCAAGAACTCAAGCCGCAAGTAATCGGATTCAGCGGTGTTCCTGATGGTCAGTGCTGTCGCATGCTCGCGGCCCCCGACCAACGGGGCAAGACCGGTGGCACGACGGGAGATGTCATTCGCATCTGCCGCAAGCTGCTGCACTTCCGTGCCATCCGGGACCTGGCATCGGTCGACGATGCGTTCAATACGCCCGATCGCACTGTGGTTCCGATGCATATCCAACCTCAACTGTCGGAGTTGGTCGGTAAGACTGCCATCGATGCTTTGTGCGCTGGCAGGTATGGCGAAGGCAAACAATGCCAGCGCAGCCGCTGGCACGAGAAGAGACCGCTTGTGTATCACGCGAGGACCATGGCCGACGTCGGTCAAGAAAACCGCAATCTGAGGTAAAGATTTGGTGAAGTGTCTGTGATCGAACCCCTGCGCCGCAACGGAACTGTCGCGCTGCCGATCAATACTGTCGAGATCGCGCTCGACGAGATCGGCTACCCCGGCTGGGTGGTCGCCATGCGGACCAATCCGCGCTCGTCGGTGTACGACGATTTAATGGCTTTCGACGATACGGCGCGCTGGTGGAAGGCGTTCGGCAGGATCGTACAAACATGGAACTTCGCCGACGAGGATGGCCAACCCTTCCCGTTGCCGGCTGAGGTCGAATCGGAAAAGGAGCTCGATCTGCCGTTTGGCGTGATCGGGTTTATCTACACACGCTATGCTGAGGAGTTCCGCGCCAGCATCGGCCTCCCAAAAGTACCCGTCGCCAGCTCCGAGACTTCCTCAGTGACCAGCGGCGCAGTCCCGAGCGGAGGATAGGTGCTCATCCACCCGACCAGTACCTCGCGGTTATCCTGGCCGACCGGTTCGGCGGGACGCCGTTCGATTACTGGCGCGTCGGTGCCGTGGAGCGCGAGCGGCTGCTCGAGTTGCTCGGTGTCGAGTCGGAAGTCAATCGCGCGTGGCAGGGGCTCACGGGCGAGGATGAGGTGGTGTTTAGCGCTGAGGAAGAGGACGAGGATTGGCCTCGGCCGTAAGCGACCAGACGAGCGCGCCAACCCAACCGAGCAAGGTCCAGCCGAGCAGCAGATTCAACGCGAAAATGGCGTCCATATTGGGCTTATGGCGTTTGACCGCCACGATCGTCGGCAGGAAGTAGGAGGCGGCGAGCACGGCGACTATGGCGAGGCCAGGAACGACTGTCCCTATGGCGGCCATGCCCGTGTCTAATTTCAGGGTAGATCCCGAAGCGATAAAGCCAATCACGACCAGAGCAACGATGGTCAATACGAAACAGCCTAAGAACCAGGCATACGGTGAGCGTCTCATAACGATGCACGGATTGTATGCCGGGGCTGTTAAGGAACCGTATGCACTGGGTAACGAGTCGGTTCGCTGATGGCCGCTACTGAAGAACTTCGCATCCTGCTCAGGACGGTCGCCGATACGGCGGGCCTGACCCAGACTGAGCAAGCGCTCAAGGGAGGGGCATCGTCTCTGCTGGCGTTTGGCGCCGCGGCGGGTGTTGCTGGGGTGGCGACCGATCAACTCGCAAACCTGACGACCCAGTTTGTCGGCAGTTTGGGCGTGAGTATCCAGGCCGCGCGCGACCACGAACGGGTCACCCGCGCGACGACTGCGAGCTATGGTGCCCAGTCGGCGGCCTGGACGCGCTTCAGCCAGCAACTCAGTGCGACGACCGGGTTTACGTCGGATGCGATTCTTGAGGCCGGACTGTCCGCGCGCACACTCTCAGCGAACTATGGGCTCACGATCGAGCAGACGCAGAAGCTCATCAGTGTGTCGGCCGACCTCGCGCGTATTCGCGGTATTGGCGTCGCCGAAGCGTTCGAGCGGGTGCAGAGTGCCATTCGTGGCGAAGCCGAAGCCTCTGAGTATCTGGGGCTGACGCTGAATGCGACCTACCTCAAGACCCACGCGATGAATGGTGCGCTGAAAGATACGTACGAGACGATGACCGACACCCAGAAGGCACAGGTCATCTATACCGAGTTGCTCAAACAGACAGCGGCATTCCAGGGTCTTGCCGCCGGCACGGCAGATTCGCTGGATGCTTCGTTCGGACGTGCCGAGGTTTCAGTCAATAAGCTCGCGATCGCGTTCGGCAATTTCACCAAAGGTCCTGCCAAAGCAGGGCTAGATTTGCTGAGCTGGGTCGCCGATCACGTCGCCGAAGGCTTCGCCGGCGAAGATACGAACGCAGTGCGGTTCCGTCGCTTTTGGGAAAATCTTCCCGGCCATACAATCGGTGCAGCCGCAGATCTGGCGCAAGCATCAATCGATCGCGACCGTGAGATGGCGCGTCAATCTGACTTGATGCGACTCCAGGAAACTCGCGATCGCGCCTTCCGCACGGCGGCCTATGGCACGGCCGGTACTGGCACGGTCCCAGGAAGTCCCGATCCCGCGTTCGCATCTGCGCGTCAGTTTGCGGTGTCGGCCGGACGCATCGCGTTCCTCGACCAGGTCGGCGCCGCGGTACGGGACATCACCAGCGCACAACAAGCTCAGGTTGACCTCCAACGGCAGGCCGTTGACCTCTCGGCTCAGGAGGCGAGCATTCGTTTGGGCATGCTGCCTGCCCAGGAGCGACTGGCCGCCCTCCAGCGGGACGTCACCGAGCAGGCCATCCGTGCGCAGCAGGCCGCCCTGCCTGCCACAGAGGCGCTCGAGGACCTGCGCTACTTGCAGGAACGCGCGCGGCTGATTACCTCCAATCGCAATGCCACGGCCGAGGACCGCAGCGCAGCTCGGCGAGAATTGCGCAATCTCGCGCGTGCTGAACCCGGCGTTGCGCTGGCGGCGCTCGATGCGGGTCGCGGCGTCAACCTGACCGGGCGAGCGGTCGAACGCGTCGGACTCGAGCAGCAATTGTTCCAGTTCACCCAGGAGCGCACCCTCAGTCAGATCCGCCTCGCCGAGGAAACGAACAGCCTGCTCGCGCGCATTGCCGAACAGCGCACCCAAGCCATCCAACTGACCGTGAACCTGAGCGGCGAGGGCTTCACGACGGAGGTCTACAAGCAGCTCACCGAGGCGGCTGACCAGGCGCAGACGCCGCCAGTGATCCCTCAATCGGGTGTCAGACGGTAGCGTGTGGCCACGTTCACCATCGGCGCCACGGCGACGACTTTCAGGGCAGTGGTACGCGGCTCATCGCAAGACGCCGCTGAACCCGAGCGCATCACGGTCACCATGCACTTCACGAGCCTGGCCGAGTGGAACGATGCGGTAGCGCTCATGACGCAGCGCTATCACGTCCATCAACCGCTCGGTGGCACGGCGACCGTGCTCGACGTCGCGCGCGGCGCCGGTGTCGGGACGCTCGTCATCGAAGGCCTCGGGACTACGTCGGCGCTCCTGGTCGACTTGCGCGCGACCGAATACTTGCCGGGGGCCACCAGCCGCCAGGCGAGCGCGACATTCATTCGCACGGCAGCGTGGGCATGACCGTCACGGTGCGCACCGTGTCGTCGATGGTGACCTTCGCCGGCGTCGCGCTCACCGATGTCATCAGCGTCCGAGGCCAGGTCGCTGCTGATAGCGGCTGGCCGACGTGCAGCGTGTTTGTGACTGCCAAGCCCGCCACAGGGAACGAAGAGGATGACCTCACGGTCGTGGCGGGCGCCGGCAACAACGTCACCCGATTTACGGGCAAGCTGCGGCGCTTCCGTCCGTCGGCGTTCCCGAAATCGATTGAGATGGTTAGCTCAGGAACGCTTGCCTATGCCGCGGAATGGGCGCCGGATGAGGACATCGATTTCGAAGAAACCTTCCCAGCGGGCGCCACCGATCAAGCGATCGTGCAGTGGGTGTTGAGCTCGGTGCCAGGCATCAGCTACAGCGCCGGCGATATCGCCGGCCGCGGCACCACGCTCGGTACCGAAGCACCCGAAGCCTTCGACTGGAAGGCCGGCACCACGGCCTGGGCGTACATCCAGAACGTCGACCGCGCCACTCTCTACCGCACCTATCAGGACCGCACGGGCACGATCCGGCGCGTCCATATGATCGGACATCCCGACTCGACGGCCGACTTCACGTTGGCGAACGCCGACATCCTCGAGGGCGCCAGTGGCGATCGGAATACTGAGCAGACGCGCAACAACGTACGAGTGGTGGGTCACGACTTTGGCGACGGTCTGGGTCCGGTCTCAGGAACGGCCACCGCAGCGGTGATTCCGGGCGTGCCTGATCGCTGGGAGACATTCCAGAGCGACCTGATCGAAAGCGGCGTCGACCCTGACGATGGCACCTGGGACGGCAACGGCGGTCTTCGAGCGGATACCCTCGCCGCCGAGGTGCTCCTGGACGTCGACAAGGAGTTCGTCGAGGCGAGCGTACCGAGCTGGCGGGACGACACGCACGGTCCAGGTCTGACATGCCAGCTCGAGTGTTTGGACCGGCTGGTCATTGGCGAGAAGATGTGGACCGCGAGCCACGCCTGGGAAGTCGGCGACAACGGCTGGGTCGCCACCTACGGCCTGACGGGTGGCGGCCTCGAGCAGACCTACACGCCGCCACCCGTATGAACGGATCTCAGCAAGCGGCGTGTAATTGATGGCCAATCCTCAAGCCGTCCGCCTCTTCGAGCAGATCTACGCGAAGGTCGATAAGCAAGTCCGCGACATCGTCACGTCGATGCTGCCGAACGTCAGCGTCGCCGCTCAGGACGATGGCAGCGTGATCGCCAACGACCATCGCATCCTGAACTTCCAGGGGCCGGGCGTCGTCGTCACCGATGATTCGGCGCGACGACGGGTGAACGTGTTTGTGCCGGGTTCACCGGCGAGTAGCTCGAGCACCACTTTCAGTAGCACCGCGGGTCTCGAGAAGGTCTACACGCTCGCCAGTGGCAGTCTGTCGGGTGCGCCTGCCAATTGGTACACGGTTGGATTCAGCGATGCCGCATGGGCTAACAGCGTCGCCATGACAACCGATATCACCACTGCCTATCAGCTCGTGCCTGGTACGACCTGGGTGAGCAACGTGGCGGGCGATGTGACCACACCGGCAGGCTGTTTGGTCCGCAGGTCGTTCACCTTACCTGCCGGCTCGATTACCTCGGCCAGTCTTCAGATCAATGTCGATGACGAATTTGGCCCAATCGGCGTCACGGGCAGCCTGTACCTGAACGGCGTCAACATCGTCAGCCGGTTTACAAGGCCACCGATTGCGCCTGGACCGTACGTGACGATCGCTCTTTCGCCAAGTGAGTTAATTACTGGTGGTACCAACGTTCTCGCTCTGCATGTCTACGACTTTCACACCGGCACGTTTCTGCAGCCACACTCTGTCAGCTACAAGCTCACCGTCAATTTGAGTGAAGGTGGCGCCGACACGCGCTATCAGGTGGTATCGGAGAAGAACCAAGCGAACGGCTACGCGGGTCTGGACTCGGGCACGCGCGTGCCGACCGCACGCCTCGGCTCGGGCACGGCTGATAACACCACCTACCTGCGCGGCGACCAGATCTGGGCGACACCCTCGGGTAGTGGTGGCGGCGGCGGGGTCACGCCGAGTCTTCTGGTCACCGGTGCGCTCGTAGCTAGCGACATCAGCGGCGGCTCGATCAGCACGGGCACCTGGACGAATATCGGCACGACCGTGAGCTTTACGCCCACCACGGCGAACGTGGTCGTCAGACTTTCCGTCCGCGGGCTGATTGCCGCGGTTACGAGCAGTAGCGCCGGGCGCCTCGCCAGCGCGCTCATCATCGACGGTGCAACGCGCTATCTGATGGGCGGCACACACACAGACGTTGGCAGTGGACGGAACGTGCTCGCGGGCGCGGGCGAGCTCGTGGTCACCAACCTATCGGCCGCCAGCCATACGGCGCAATTACAGCTGTATTGCGATCTGGCAGCGGTGACGATCTACTGCCGCCCAAGCGCACTGCCGAACCTTGAGCACTGCACGTTGCAGGTTGTGCAGTACTGATGCAGAGGACATGCCCCTATGACCACACCCTTACTTCAGACGTATCAGGGCGATGATTATGACGCGCGCATCGACGTACTCAATCCTGATGGGACGCCGGCGAATCTCGGAGGCTATACCTGCACGGCTCAGATTCGACGCGACGTGGCCGACCGTGCAACAACAGTCGACGCCACATTTACGGTGACCATGCAAACCTCGAGCATCCTGCTCACGTTGAGTCATACCATCACCGCGACTCTCAGCGGTCGGTATCGCTATGACGTGGAGCTCGTGTCGGCGACCAACCAGCGGCAGACGATTGTGAGTGGCGACCTGGTCGTCCGTCAGGATGTCACGCGAGCCGTGGCATGACCGATACGTTCAGCGTCACGCTCACGCCCTCCCCGCAGGCACTCAGCGCAAGCATTGTCACGAGCGGGCCGATGGGCCC